CGGTTATACTTCCATTATCTACAGCAGTATCTAAAGAAAGTTTTAATGCTTTATAACTACTACTGTCTATTATTTCTTCTTTGGTTTTCTTCTCAAAATATTTCTTGCCTTCAAAGCTAGCTTGAAACTCTTGTAGTTTTATAGCCGACTCTTTAAGGGCTTCTGGCTTAGTATCCTCTGCTACAGCTAAAAGATACTCAGAAAACTTCGCTATAGTAGTGTTCTCGGGGTGGGTTTCACCCATTGTAAACACGGCATTAAGTTGATTAAGTATATTTCCACCTGTAGCTAATGCTACGGCTAAAGCAGTTCGGTCTATAGTTTCTAATAAGTCTCCGTAAGCAGTGCCCTCAAATGCTCCCCCCAAGGGATTTATAAGGCTCCCCTTCTCTGCTTGTGCTTGCATTACAGCAACTAAATATTTAGCGCCGTCGTAAACAGCACTGCCAATTGTTCCGACTATCAAAGGGTCAACTTCAGGGTCTGTTATGTCTTCCGCAAAGGCTTCAGGGTCTTCTTTTCGGTAGGTGTCAAGCATTCCTTCTAGGGCTTCTGCAAACTCTACGGTATTACCATCTATACCTGCAAACGACCCATCAGCATTTGCTTCAAAAGCACCTTCGGGTAAGGCTATGCCTGCATCAGACATTGCTGTTTTAAGGCTAAGAATACACCCTTGTTGTATAGCCCCAGTAGAAGACCCCGACCCACCTAAAACTGCGGAACTAACTTTTATAAGGTCGCCAATACCTAGACTACCATCGTCATCCATTAACCTAATGCCTTCTGCGGCAGCGGCGGCAGAGTTAGAACCATAAACAATCTTAACACCCCCTGCCATAGTACCTTTAAGAGAAGGTATAGCCTCTCCTATAGTTTTTGGTATTTGTGTGCCACTACCAATTCCTTTAAAAGCAAGGTCGTTTGATAGGTTATTAAACCCGTCAATAGCGCCGGGGATAGCGCGTAACCAATCAGAAGCGTGTAATGTTTCTCCTGAAAGCCCTTTAGCTGCGGTATATACAAGTCCCACCATAGGAGTAAACATGGCGGCTATAGTCATAATAGGGTCTAAAAAATCCCATACACTACTTTCAGGTCTAAAGTCGTCAGACCGCCCATTAGCTACACTATTACCTATGCGCTGGTAGAACTGACTAACGGCTAAAGGATTGTCGCTTTTAGGGTAGAATTGAGGTGTCATTAAATCAGTTCTAAGGTCAGTATCTCCCGCGCCAGAATTATCTAAATACACCTTACCTTGTATTTCCACATACTTCATAGCATCTGGATTTTCTACAGGGTCATAATTAGCATTAACTTCTTGAATAAACAAATTTTCATATGTGTCTTTGTCTATCCCGCCAGCTTCTTGTAACCCATGCAAGTAAGTTAACTTGTCTTGTAAAGGTAAAAAGCCATACATCTCAGCAAAAGAGTCGGGGTCTTCTGATCTAGCTTGTTCTAAGTCAGCAGTGAACTCTTGGTATTTTTCTAAACCAAACTCGGCATTAATTGTGTCAAATACTACCTGTGGGCCTTCTACAGCGGCAGGAGAAACGTCATTGCCTTTATTATATGGCATGTCTTCCCACTCAGCGTGGGGTGTGTCTGCTAGGGTATTTAATTCCTCAAATACTTTGTCTGGGTCTACACCAAGAGCTAGTGATTTTTTAGCACTTGCCCATGCCGCACTTTTTACTGTGGTACCTACATCACCTGCAAATACGTTTTGCATACCTTCAAAGTATTTATCTAGTACTTCTTTCTTCTCAGGAGTAAACCAACTTTGTTCAGCTAAACTTTCACCGTTAAGACTATAAGTTTCGAGGTCTACTAAATAGCTTGTGTCTTCTAAAACAGTGTTAATGTCAAAAGGTGCTTCAGCCGCAGCATTTACGGCTTCCCAATCAATGTCCCCCACTGCGGCATCCCAACCACCACCACCTATAGAGTCTAAAGTTAAAAGTAAATTAGCAAAGTCTTCGCCGTAACTCTCTTGGATAGAATCGATAGGGAGGGTTATGTTACCCGCAGATGCATTCTGAGAAGGCATTGCATATTTATAGGCTTTATATGATGTAGGAAACCACTCAGGTGTAGCTAACGGCCCCATCCCAAGAAAAGTTTGGCCGGGATACCGCTGCAAAGAATACTCGTCAGACCATCGGTCACGAGATACTGAAGACTGCCACTCTTTAAAAGATTCTAATTCAGATAGAGGAGGCGCTACATAGTCAAAAATACTATCGTCGTCAAGAAAATCCCAGTAGTCATCCGTAGACGTAAACGTAACTTCTTTAGGGTCTTTTACGTCAATAGAGTCATCAAAAGGGTCTTTAGGATCAGGTTTTGAACCGTCGTTCAGCGTACTCATATTACGTAATCTCCAAGATGCTGGCTACGACATGCAGTCTATTGGCAGTAGCTGCGGTTACTTTTAATATCTCCCCCGCCTGTACTACTAACGGAGCGGTCAATAACTCTACTGTAGTATTTGCACCCACAGCTTTTGTCTTAAACAGGCTGTACACAGTACTGCCATTAGTTATTGTCACGGTAATAGTGTCCGCGTTACCCGTGTCTTCAGATACTAACATAGATTTAACTATACCCGTAGTCAAACCTGCACAGGTATACAATGTAGTTACACTAGTAGCAGTTAGATCGACCTTCGCGTTTACGTATGTATTAGCCATTAGCTCATAAACCAAGTAGTAGCTTCAGATTGAAGCACAAGTGTATCATTTCTCAGGGCTTGGTCTACCTGATTAAAGTACAGACGTAGAGAGTTATTAAACTTCTCAAACGCTAGTTTATTGTACTCTTCAGGAGGACTAGGTAACAAAGGAGCACGGAACTCTACCCCATAATCTGTAAAATCTACCGACATTATCTTCTCCCATCTGGTCGCATATCAACGCGGGGCGAGCCTAACTGCCACGTTACTCCTTGGGCGGTAGACTCTACTTTAAAGCTAACCTGCCTACCTCGCACGCGCAAGTATATCTCCTGCGTAAATTTTTCAACGGGAGAGGTAGCTGTCCTAACTACGGAGCCACCGCTGTTTCCGCTTTCTGATAGAGGGTCGTTAAACCCAGAGCCAGAGTTTTGTAAGGCAGACATGGACATGGTTACAACGGGTGAATCTGCCGTAGACCCGTCAAAGGTTATATCAGGCAACATACGAGACACTAGCATAAACTTATGCCCATCATCTAAATCAAACTGTGCAGACGTTATAGAGGCTACTATTGGCACTGTGGTGCCTGTTTCGGCGTCGTCCAGCCCTACTTCGTGTTGTACTAGGTTATTGCTATTAGTAGCGGCTACGGGGAAATCTCCTATGCCAGAGTCCATCCAAGCGGTACGTGCTAGGTTACCGTAGTACCATATTTTCTGTACGTAGTTGTATACAACATATCTGTCGTTAGTATTACTACTAGCAGACGGGTAGAACCACCATATCTCATCAAACCCTTCGTTGGTACTACCAAATATCTGTTCTATATTATCTCTGTTTATATCACTAAATACGTATCGTTTTACGTCACAAGGGAGCACTTTTACTCCCCCGTCATACATGTAAAATTTATCTTTACCAAACCAGTAGGCAACGTTATCGGCAACAGCCACGCTATTTTGAGACATTATAGAAGCGTTCTCTCCCACAAGCTGCGCTGCCCATACCACAGGTGCTCCGACATACTGTAATGAGTATACAGAGAAGTCAGTCCACACTAAAAGTTCTTGTCGTGTCTGTTCTGCCGCTATTATTTCTGATCCACGAGATAACCTAAGATCGCCCGCTTGAGTAGTTGCAGCAGGCGTCCAGTTAGTAGCATTCTCTTGGTCAGACCATCGAATTAGCATGGGGTCTTGAGTAGTAGTGCCTAACGTGTTAGCGCCAAAACAAAACACAAACCTATTAATATCCGATACAAGTATTATATTCTGTGCCGTAGGTACATTTGACGCCTCAGACTCCGCGCTAAGTAGGGTAGCAGGATTATCTAAGGGGGTGTTTTCTGAAGCATCCCAGAAGTATAAAGGGCTGCCTCGGTGACCAAGTATTAAATCCTCTCCAAAATTACCTTGACTCCATATACGAAGGCTTTCTGTACTAGCTCCCCCGTTACCCCACGTACCTTCTCCCCACGTACCTGCACTCCAACCTACTAAGGGAGATTCTAACGCGGTTCCAGAGCTAATTTGGTATGTAGCCGTAACTGTACCGCCACCTGTAGCAGTTGAACTAGCCGCCGAAGCTGCGGTAATAGTATAAGTATTACCTGTAGAAAATGTTATCTGGAACTCACCATTTAACGTAAGGCCACCAGATGCAGAGGCATTGCTAAAAGTAACAAAATCTCCATCAGAATACCCCCCGACAGCATCGGTAACAGTTACTGTTGTAGAGCCATTAGCAGTAGTAAACGGGTTTGTAAGCGTAACAGTAGCGCGTATAGGCGTTATGTCGTAGTAAGCACCACCATTCTCTAGGTAGTATTTAAGATTCGTGCCTACGCTTGTTAGAGTTAGATCGACAAGAGTTACCCATGAGTGTAGCGAACGACAAACACCTTGGAAAGTAGCCGTAGATATACGTTGCCACCCACCAATTTTCTCAGGCATACCTTGCCTAAACCTTACCTTATCGCTTTCATACCAACCGCCTTCACTAGTGTATCTAGTGTTTTCACGGTTAACTCCTGCTTTTAACTGTAGTTTCTTTAGTGGCATATCTCACCTGTACGTGTTTCAGTAACACCATACCACCGGAGTAGTATCTCTAGTGTCTACATGGATGAAAGTCTTAGCGACTCCTATACCATTAAATCCCATTGACTGAGCATGTTTAATGATAGCATATGCTTCGTTGCCGTTGTTGATTCGTATGTCACTAGCAATGCCTTTTGCATGGGTTCCTGCTTTTGCCTTTCTTGCCTCAATGCTATGGGTCTTATCCCTGTAGCCGCTGGTAATGATGAATGGGAAGCCACACTCATGGCGTAGGTCATCAAGTTTTATCAAGAAATCCTCATTCATCTCATTCTCGCCAGTTTCCTGACAGTCAAAGTCTGATAGTTTAAAGTATCTCATTTATTTTTCTTTCCCATCACACCTTCAAACGCACCCCCACCAAAATAAAAACCGACTATCGTTAACATAATCCAATCTATTTTAAAGGCGTTAATAATCTCTTGCACTTCCGTAATATCTCTACCAAGAAAAAACAAGACTAATACCAAGATATAAGATGCTACAAAGGTAAAGCCAAATATCAGGGCTAAATATCTTTGGGCAACCTTAAAGGGTGCATAGCTCTCAAGGAGATCAGTCTTAGCTTTTGTCTTAGCCTCAATAGCTTCTGTTTCAGAGGTGTGAAAGCTATCTATTAGATCAATGCCTTTGCTTACAATGTCACCAGAGCCTAGTAGTTTTTGAAAAATGCTCACAGCAATCCTTTCTCTATAACAAATAAACCAATGATTAAAGGGTACATTCCCCACAGCATCATCTCGGATTTTCTAAAACGCACTGAGCCATCTTCTAGACGCTTCTCAATGTTTTGCATCCTTACAGCGCATTCACGTTCGTGGGCCTCCAACTTCAGTAACGCTTCCTTGACCGTTGCCATGTTAATTCCTAAAATCTTTCTGATATGATTATGATTATCGTTATTATTAAACAGATAACCGCTATTATAAGACCACCTAAAACGTTTGGGTCTTTGTAATCTTCTCCCACAATTACCTCTTAAAAATCTCAGTGGTCTCTGGGTCTACCCATTTAGGAAGGCAGTACGCTCTATAAGGAATTGTGTAATCTAACTTTGCCGCGTTTCTTGAAAGTCCTTGTCGAGTAATTACGTTAGCAAAATAAATGCAGTGATCTACATCCTCAAAAATTCCAAACTCTTCAATGCTTTCTACTTGCTGATTAATTAACGCCTCAAGCATTAGAACAAAAGCAAGTGTCATCGTATTACTCTAGTCTTTCCATCCACCCATGCTAACTTGCAGACGCATTCGGTAGGCTCATAGTAACTTCTTTCCCTGTTGTAATTTTGGGCGTAGTACCTACAAGCGTTTAAATTTTTAAAATACATAGTCTTTTCGTGATCTACCTGACCATCGAATATAAATAACAAAGCTACAACTAGCTTCATCACTTAGCTAACAACGCCTGAACGAGAGCCTGTATCTGTTCGTTTGTTTGTTGTTGAGTTTTTTCAGATCGCTCTAGACTCGCCACAATAGCCGACAGTTTAGTCTCAGTCACCGCTTGTGCTTGTCCGTTCTCTTGCGCTTTCTTTAAGGACTCTCTTGCGATCTTGTCAATTCTTTCACGCTCTTCAGATGCAAAGGAAGTCTCAGCTTGAAGCACTCCCCAAGCAACAGCCATCGCTACAATAGCTGCGCCTAGTGGTAATAGAGTTGACGGTATCTTTAATTCACTCATATCTTTTCTGCAACTTTTTAAGGTTTACCGTTAATGTATCTAAGTTAAGTGCGCTATCTAATTCCGCGCACCTTTGTATTGTCTCATCCATTAACTCTGTATGGTTTTCACAGTATGCTACCTTTTTTCTTACGGTATGCATTCCTTTAAGGTAATAAGCACTATCGTTTTCAGGATACTTTGGCTTTACGTTGTTTGTGTTGTGAATAAACTGCTCCCACCCACAAAAATCATAGATGCCTTTTAATGTTTGTGCTGTGTCTTCCACTAGACTCTTATAAGGCACAAATAGAAATCGTCCACTTGTGTCTTTTTGCGCCTCAAATAACGCAACCAACGGCCTCATTAAAGGATCACTAGCTGGTGCAAGCAATTCCCTTTCTTCTTCTTTTGTGTAACGGCCATTTACTTTTAGTACCTTTACAAACGATCTAACAATTTCAATTATTGGACGAACCAAAACAACTACCTTTGTGTCCTCACCTACAAATTCGTCAATCATCTTCATGTTATTTGGCAGTACCCATGTTCTGCATTTGTCTACAACAATTCTTTCCTGTGGGCTATTGCCTTTATAGTAAGAGTGCGGTAATTGAGAAACTATATCGTTAACGCTATGTAGTCTATTGTTTGCTGTTAACTCGCTGTTAGCAGAATGTTTGCATGACTGCTGGGTGTCCCACATTATCTGACACAACCCAGAGTTTCCTTCTGCATGTATTGCAGGGTTTTGAGACAACAATGCGGAAAGTAAAGTGGAACCCGTTCTTGGCAGTCCACTCAAACACACCAGTTGATCGAAAGACTTAATCATCTAATTTTCTATCTCCACCCAAGATAAAGTGTCTTCATCCCACCCGTACATACCTTCCTCTGGATAGGGCACAGGTGAGTCCCATAAGCACGTATCTTCGTTCAGTGTCCAGCTAGGATAGGGCTTAGGAGGTATAAAAGCATCTCTCTCTTCGTCGTAAGTAAAGCCAATCCCTGCATAGTTTTTTCGTAGCCCTTCGCCACCGTCAGCATAACTAACTTCAACGGATACAATCACGATATTTCCGTCTTGGTCTAGCATCTCTTTATCTTCAAAGCGAAACGAAAAATGCTGGCCTCCGTGCGTATTGTAGCTGGTGCGCTTTGCTCCGTAATACTCTTCCCAGTTAGTGTCACCCTCGTCTTCGTCTTTGCCGACATGCATCAAAGTGACTATGTTGTTGTTATCTAATACTGCGTAATGTGCCATAGTGATTATCCAAAAGTAATTGTGTCAGATGCGCCAGCCGCTGTGATTGTAGTTTTCTTAAACCCGCCAGATGACGAAGTTGAAGAAGTAACACCAGCACTAAGAGAAGCCGTAACACTGTCTGGATAAACTAAATTAATTACTCCGCTACCACCACCAGCCGCTCCATACCAACCACTGTAGTAAGAACCACCACCGCCACCGCCACCAGTGTTTACAGCCCCAGCCGCGGCCTGAATACTATATTGTTTTAAGGCTGAGTGGCCGCCTCCACCGTTACCACCACCACCAGCGCCACCTCCGTGTGACGTACCACCACCTCCGCCTCCTGCAAGATATCCTAATGCCGAAAAAGGTGAAAGAGTAATGTTAAGGCCCGTGCCTCCAGAGCCGCCACCATAGGCAGAACCATTTCCTCCAGTGGCATCAGAGCCACCACCACCACCGTCGCCATAGTTAGGGGCAGAGGCACTTCCTATGCCGCCATTATATCCTTGTCTTGGAGGGCCAGCTACTCCAATTCCGACATTACCACCGCTAGCGGCTCCTCCTCCTGATCCACCATTACCGCCAACTGATGTACCATAGTAATTTCCTCCGCCACCACCGCCTGTAGGTGCTATGTTAGAAAAGGTAGAGGTACCGCCGCTGCCGCCTTGAGCGCCTTGGCCTCCAGCCGAACCGCCAGCCGCCACGGTAACTTGATAAGCTACTCCATTTTCTACTAAGACAGAACTGCTAGTGAGAAGTCCTCCAGCACCTCCACCGCACTTTCCATAGTGCGAACCACCACCGCCGCCAGCAACAACAACATAGGCAAGCTCAAATGGCCCTCCACGACTAGGAAAAGAACCGAAACCATTTACGTTATAACCAAAACCAGTCATGTCTACTCCTTATGCGTCGTTTGCAGCGTCAGTGGTAAAGAACAACTTAATGCCTAATAAGCGGGCCGCACCTGATTGAGAGTCTGCCGAAACATCTCTAGCAATCTGAAAGATAGTCAAGCAATCTGCCGCCGCTCCAGCAATGGTTACTGCGCCACTTACTGCCGCTACATCTATATCGTTAGACGTTCCAGAGTGAGCCTTGGCTGTTGCCACTACCTGAGTTCCAAAGGCGGTGTTTAAGTCTGCACTATCCGCATAACTTCTGCCCGCCAAACCCCAAGCTACCGTACCAGTATTTGTTCCTGTAACAGTAAAGAAGGCTTGAAAAGTAACAGTGCCCTCGTTCCAAGACTTAGGGAAGATAACCTGAAACTGGGCAAAGTCATCTGCCGCAGCCGCGAAGTCTAAGCACTTTAGTTCTGGGCCGTTAGATAGTTCGACTTGCTCCAGATCAGAACAACCGTTAGTTGTCTCTGGATACATAGCCGCCGCTGGGACATAGATAGTCTCAAGTCCTGCAACCTTAGCTTTTGCGCCTCCAACATCTAGCGTACCTGCTATTGTGACGTTAGTTGTGCCTGTTGGAATCTCAATTACGTCTGCATCTGCATCATTCTTAATAGTAACGTCGTTGGTAGAACCCTGACCTGTAAGAATAAGACCTTCTGCGGCGGTGTAGCCTATTGCCGCGCCATCCCCTGCCGCAGTATCTCCGTCAGCGTTTAAGGTTCCTGCTGTAAAGTCTCCAACAACATCTACATTAGTCGTACCAGTAGGAATTGTTAAAACAGTGCCGTCAGCGTCATTCTTGAGAGTTACATCAGAGGTTGAGCCTTGACCCGTTACAATAATACCTTCTGCACTGGTGTAACCAAGCGCGGCATCGTCCCCAGCGGCTGTATCTCCAGAAATCAAAGGGTGTGCTAGGGTCTTATTACTTAGAGTCTGTGTAGCTGCAATACCTGCCAAAGTGTCTGAAGTAGCTGGTAGTACAAGAGTTACGTTGCCTGAAAAGGCGGAGTGTGCGGGAGCTTGAATTTGAGCGTAGTGCGCGTTGCTCTGTTCGCAATAAAACTTGACTGTTGATACGGTTCCGCTGTTTTTAATAGCAATGTCACCAGCGGATATCTCAACCAGCCCAGCTATTACAGCCTTGACGGTGCCTGTCGGTATCTCAATAACGTCTGTGTCAGCATCGTTCTTAATCGTCACATCATTTGTAGAACCCTGACCCGTAAGAATCAAGCCCTCTGCCGCTGTGTATCCTATGGCCGCATCATCACCAGCGGCTGTGTCGCCTGTAGCCTGAAGAGTTCCTGCCGCAATCAAATCTCCCGCAACAGTTACATTGACGGTGCCTGTCGGTATTTCAATAACATCTGCGTCAGCGTCATTCTTGATGGTTACATCGTTGGTTGAGCCTTGTCCGGTAAGAATAAGACCTTCAGCAGATGTATAACCAATTGCAGCATTATCCCCAGCGGCTGTATCTCCGTCAGGTTCAAAAGTTGCCGCTGTAGCTGTACCAACAATATCTACGTTAGTAGTGCCTGTAGGAATGGTAAGGACAGTACCGTCAGCATCGTTCTTTAGAGTAACATCGGACGTTGAACCCTGACCCGTTACAATAATACCTTCTGCACTGGTGTAGCCTATCGCCGCCGCATCACTAGCAGCCGTGTCTCCAGCAGGTTGTATGGTATTTGCAACAAAGAAGTCCCCCGCTACTGACAGGTCAGTCATAACATCATAGAGCGCCGCGCCACTTCCCGCGCCATCAGAAGCGATAGATTTAGTCTGCCCAGCAAGTACAGCTACATTTGCTCCAGAACCCATTGTGAAGGTAAGAGTATAGCTAGTAGCGTTCTCTATGAACCAAACCTTAGATACAGTGTTAGGTGCTAGGGTTACTGTAGATGCTTGACCGCCCCCAGTTAGCTTTAGATACAATGACCTAAGCTCGCCGTTTGTGGCTGTTCCATCGGGCATTGTAATAGTAGAGGTTGATGCATTAGCGACCGCTTTAGTCGCATAGCCCATAGCCTCACCAATCAACTCTAAGTTGATGTTTGTTTCAGTGCCCCATGTACCAGAAGATTCGCCTGTGCCAATCTCCTTTAGTCTTAAATCATTAACGTATGTTGCCATTTTGTAAACCTCATGCGGCTATTGTTTGCCAGTTTGGTGTTTGAGAAGTATCTATCAACCCCCACACACTTGTTGTACCTACCTCGCCAGTGCCTAAAACACCTGAGACTGAAAAAGTTACAGAAGAACCTATTATAACGCTACCTACCGACCCTACACCCCTAACTGATGTAACAGACGCTTCGGATTGCGCACCCACACCTACACTACCTAATGCACTTGTACCTACAACGCCAGTAGGTGATACAGCTTCAGGGTCTCCCCATGTAGCAGACCCCCAAACTCCACGGCCCCAGCCAGTAACATCTGACACTATGCTATCCTAATAATCGCGTTACTAGCATCTGCTGCTGGAAAAGTAATAGTAAAATCTCCGGCGGTAGCTGTTTTGTCAGCTCCAAAATCTAACACACATACAGATTTGTCACCGTTTGTGTCGTTATATATTAACGCGCCTCTAGCAGTTAAAGAAACCGTACTAAAAGTTAGGTTAGCGAAATCTGTAAACCCCGTAGTACCAGACGAAGTAGGGTTTATGTTAGTTAAAACTGCTCCCCCAGCACTATAATTGGTTCCACTAGATTCATTAGAACTAGTGTACGCTGCTGTAGCCGCATTAAGAGTTGCGGAGCTAGTGTATAAGGCTAGTTTGAAGCTGTTTCCTCCACTTGCTAGAAAATTATGAGTACCTTCGAGTAACTCTTTTTTAAACGAGGTACACATTGCTTGAGCTATTGCCATTACAATCTCCTAATGATTTCGGCCATGTCTTGTTGTTGGTTTTGATTAAGCAACCCTACTAAGGTAGTTCTATCGCTTTTGATTGCTTCTTCCATATAGTATTTTACTGCGTTAAACACCTGCGCTTTAAACGCTTCTGCTTGTTCTTTTATAGCTGGATGACACTCTCCACCTACTGACACTATCCGGCTTGTAGCCATTTCTGCCCAAAACTCAGGATCGTGTCCTTTGTTGTTAGTAGTAGTAACTCCTACAGAGCCTACATTTGATACCGCTACATTAAACATTCTTTAGTTCCTTAACTAACTGGGATTCTGTATTGTCCAGAACGGTATGTATCTTCGCGTAGTTTACCATCCCCAAGATTTTTTAATAGTCCTATAGATAGAGCATACATTTTTTCATAGTTAGCTATAACATCCGGCTCACCTTTTAGGAACCGTATTGCTTCTATTAATGCCCCGTTAAGCAACGCAGAGTCAAATTCTTCTCCTAACCACGTAGTACCTGCGGTGACTATAGACTCAGGGTAATAACCGTAGTGTAATTCTGTATTATAATTTGCGTCTGGGGTTGGCCCTAGTATAAAACTAGCGTCATCGAAATAAGCATAATGCTTTGGCGAACCAGTAGCAGTGGCAGTAGGGTATGCTTCTCGTAGGAAGTTAACATCTTTATTTATTAAAAAGGTGTAGGTTCCATTAGAAGATATTACTGCTAGGCTATATGTATACAAAAAGTCAGTAGGTACGGATAAATACGGACTATCACTAGACATGCCCCCCGTTACGTTTTTACGTAGCGCAGGTATTTGAACTGAGTTATATATCTTTTGCTCGGCCTGTTGCGTGAACATAGCAAGCTGGGCATCTGTAAACGAGTTTTCACAAATGTCTTCGATATTAGTTTTCAGTTCTGTATAGTTCATAACTTATGCCATCGGCCCGCGTGCGTACAAGCCTTTAGTCGCAGCGCCAGTACCACGAACCTTTACTTTACCACCTTTAGCGTAGCCGTCTTTTACCTTGCCACCACTCTTCATCATCTTAAAGTCAGCACCAGAAATCTTGCCGTCTTTGTTTTTGTCCATTTTAGACTGTTTGCCTTTAAGCATTATGGTATTACTCCTGTTAAGTTGTTACTGTAACTTGTCCTATACTACCATTAATTAGTAGCGCGTTAGGAGTTAAATTGTAGGGATTAATTGTTCCCCCTACAGGATTCCAACCCCAGTAAATATCTCTACTACTAGCATCTCCCGCCTCTCCTAGACTTTGATCTGGGCGAGGGTCACGTAGCGCCTGCGGATCATTTACTGGAAACTCCCCTAACCTTAATTGGGGTTGATCTGCATTCCAACATTCACGACACGCTTTTATATTGGTGTCCCTACCTTTAACTATTAAGCTACGTAGGTCTTTTAACTTACACTGCCAACCGCATACATCACAGTAGGCTATAGCCTTCTTACTAGAAGCAAACGGACTACCCATGTCTACATGTATCCCATACGAGGTACAAATCTAGCGGAGGTTTTTTCTCTATCTTCTCCTGCGGCTAGGTCAAATTGCTCATCATAGATTGATTTTAACATACCAACCCTATCAACTAAATCAGGTATTTTCATAGCTATATAATAAGCTAGCCCTGCTACTAGGCAAGGGAAAAACCTAAAGTTCATATCCGCAGTTTGTACACCACTACCCGCATCTTCTATTCTACGCATACGCCAATAGTACAGGACATAATTATTGTTGTCAGGTACAGGCCATACATTAACCTTGGGAGTATCCGCCTGACGCTCTATGTACAGTTGTATCGGTCTACCCTGTGTTAACTTGTTAGGAATAGACGCGTAAGTACTTACACTAATACGACTTAACGTGAGATCAGACTGAGTAGCTACGTTACCACTGTTTGTACGTAACTGTTGCTCTAATAAATCTATAGTATCTGCGGGTAAAGGGTACTGTGTTTGTCCTTGGACTAGATTTATAGTTCCGCTATCTATAGTCCACATGTTTATGCCACGATTCTGCCACTCAATAGTAAGTAGGTTCATGGAGCGTCTCGCGGTGCGAAGATCATACCCAGAACGCATTTCTCGCCCTGCACGTTCAAACGCTTCCTCGGCAATCTCCGTGAAGTCCATGTTAAATGCTGTAGTTCCTGATGTAGCCATTATTTACCCCATCCTGATTTAGCTTTAACTTTGGCTTTGCTAGATAGATTGCCATAGTGAAACAACTTTACACTAGTCTTAGTATGGGTTTTGCCCGTGTGAAGACTACCATCAGCCATCTTATGTAGACCGCCTTTGTGTTCTTTCCCATCTTTTTTGTAGTGCTTAACGCCCATACCCATTATTTTTTACTCCGCTTAGTAGCTGATACTCGTTTAGGCTTTCCTGCTGGTTGTCCTAACCTTTTCTTCTCAGCTACTTTCTTTTTCTTCTCGGCGCTAGACATCTCGCCAGAGGTCTTAGGAGTCTTCTCAGATACCCGTTTGCTAGGTCGGCAGTAAGGGGTACCACGTCCATCTCCCTTCTTTCTACCACAAGCCTTGCCAGTGCTAACGTCTTTCCAATCTTCTTTAAACCAACGTTTTAAAGATGCGCCTTTTTCTGTCTTGCGTATCTTCTTACGCATTACTTACCAGCCTTTTTCTTCCGGCATTTAGCGATAGCTCCCGACGCGTATGCAGACGGGAACACTTTGTACTGTGACTTTACTTTGGTGTAGCACGCGTCTTTTACTGTACCACCAGACTTGTAACCACACCCACAGCCGCTTTTCTTGTAGTAATTACGCATTATCGCATCTTACAGGCTTTACCACCGCGAGCCATACCGTAACCACGAACCTTACCGCCTTTCTTCATCATAGGCATAGCAGCGCCACCATCCATAGCTTGTTTTGCGGGCATCATAGGCTTACGTTTCTTTTTCTTCATAGCCATCATAGCCGCAGCATCCATACCGGAAGGAGCAGTCATGCCGCCCATATTCATCTTCTTAACGGGCTTAACTTTACCGCCTTTCTTCATTTTAAGCGGCCCGGCTGGCGCTTTTTCAAACTTTAAGCGGCCCGATTGCATATCCGCTTCTTCTCTTCTTTCTTTTGTATTCCTGTCATATTTGTTAGCAGTCGCCATTCCGCCCATATTCATCTTTTTCATGCCTTTCATTTCTTTCTTCTCCTTATCCATTTTTTCTTTGGGACTAAGATTTATGTTTTGCATCATAGCTTTTTTCTTTCGGGCAGCTTTTTCTTTCGGAGACATAGCCTCAAACTCTTCTTTAGAGGGAACTACTGGGCCACCTTCCTGCATCATTTGTTTTGACATAGAACTTCTATTCACGTTATTCTCCTAACACTTCCATCGTTTCCTAGCTTGCCGCAACCTTGAATTAGGGTCTTTAGCCGCTTTAGGAAACTGCTTCATTTGTCCAGCAGAACGAGCGCAGTAAGACTTACGCCTACTTGCCCGCTTGCCAGTTGGTTTATCCTCGGTAACCGCAGTCTTTAACTTAGAGCCGGGGTTATTCTTCCTGTACTTAGCTACACCTTTAGCGGTCATACCAGCGCCGGATTTAGTAGGGCGTTTATCGCCACTACTGATGGACATACCTTTCATGCCCACTCCGCCGCCTTTCTTATAGTACTTACGCATAGAACAAAGTTATAGAAGACATGTTTACAGGAGAATAATCTACATATCCCCCATCCTTAAACAGTATTCCATCGTCAGGTATGTCAGGATATTCAGAGCTAGTAGCAGAGCCTACTGTAGCAAACTGCATACGAATACGACCTGTAGGGCTAGTCTCTCTAAATGTAATAGTACCTGCGGTACCTGTGTTAACAGCATACAAACCCTGTAATCGTAATCTACCACCAAATATAGGAGCTGCTACACTATTAGAAGTACCTGCACTTACATTTCCCGCAGGATCGCCTACCGCTGTAATAGAGGTAATAGAAGTCCAATACCCAACACTAGTGGATACACCACCGTCAGTTCCTGCAAGATTTTCTGTAGCCGCATTTCCTAGTTGATCTAAACCAACAATATTAAAAGAAATAGCGTCATCGTCTCCAGCGCAGGTGATAGTAATCTTTCTAGCCGCGTCAGTGACGTAAGGGCTAGCGGTCAGCGTAAGTGCTGCGTTGTTGCCTACCGCTGCCGCTGTGGATATAGCCACTGCACTTGCTACTGCCGCAGATATAAATGTCGATTGAATGTCAGAAGAAAAAGACATAATCTACTCCTTACGGTTGGATTGCAGTGTTAAACGCCTGTGCATACATTACAGTAATTACTGCGCTACCTGCGTTAGTTCCAGCAGAAGAAGTAACAGTAAGACGTAGATCAGAAGAACCAGTATCTTTCCACTCTAACGTACCACCACCTTGCGTGGTAATTGTTTTAAGTCCTACACTTGTGCCTGAAGCGATAGCGTTAATGAATGTAGCTGCACCGCCGCCTGCCTGTCCAACACTAATGTTGGTAGTAGTGTTGGCTGCTACTTCTAGGTCAACTAGAATATTAACAATCTTAGAGTTTGCAGGGATAACAATATTAGTAGATGATGCAGCTAGAGCGCCGCCAGATAGGTCAGCTACGTGCTGTTGGGTCATTACAACATAACCTACGTTAGCTACGTCAGTGCCTACAGTAGTACCTACGGTGTTTCGGATGTTGCCCGCTCGAATAGGGCCAGAAAAAGTAGTATTCGCCATTTTAAAAATCTCACATGTGAGTTAAGGCAAATCTGTCTACATGTCGTCAGTCGGGCCTGTCAGATTCACCGGATTGTTTCCCGATACAAGCAAACATATCATAGTGTATATGTATAAGTCAAACATAAAAAAGGGGGCCGAAGCCCCCTTAGTACAACATGTTACACAGCGATTAAGCGCCGGGAGAACCAAACACACCAAGTGGGTCAGATACACCAAACGAGTAACGCTCACGGGCTTTGTATCGGCTGTTGCCAGTATCAAAGTCAGCGTCCATAGAGTTAGCCATAGGGCTACGAACAAAGTGCTTCAAGCCATTAGGAACATCGGTCATCAAGAACCATGCGTCTGTGTCAGTTAGATAATGATTAACTGCATATCCGCCGGGGACAGAACCGTTGTTGTTAAGGGCATTGATGTCATTGTCAGCAGTTCCTACACGTCCCTCAGTCTCCAGCAAACGAGTTGCAACGAATTGCAGGTTTGGCGGGATAATGAGTTTCTTAGGTTGTGCTGCAATTAACAGGCCACGCTCGTCAGTCCAGCCAGCGATCTGAATAATAGCGGCTTCCAAAGAAGTCTCGTTAAGATCAGCGGCTACTGCTGGTTCATTTGAGTTAACCCCACCGTTTACTAACGGGTGGTTAGTGGCGCATAGCGTGGTACCGTCACCATAAGTAGTGCCAGCAAAAGCATTGTTTAAAATAGCTGCTGCTTTTACTTGCTTGGTGTAAGCCATAGCGCGAGCCAGTGCTTTGGTATAACGAGATGACAAAGAGTCATACAAGTTATCTTCAATCGCTTCTTCAGTGATTGAGAAACCCATTGCAACAGTTTCGTGCGTGTAGCGTGCAGTCCATGCTTCTTGTGCGTTGTCATAGTCAATAGCAGAACCTTCACCTTTAACAGGTGCAGCGCCAAAACCAGACAGCTTAGTTTCTTCTTCAAAAGAACGATCAGAGGTTTCAGTCTCGAAAATCTCTTTATGCTCTTCTCCATACTTCGCGTACTCTAGGCCGAATAATGCATTCAGTCCGGGGAGTAGCTCTTTTAATAACTGCGCTCTTGAAATAGCCATTAGTTAGCTCCTTATAGACCTACGGCGTTAGTTGAACTGTTGTATCCGACGTTAAATTTAACAAGAACATCAGGGAACAAATCAGCAATAGGGGAAACGGCAGAAACAATTCTGAACGCCGCAGTGGTTGTTACAGTAGTTGATTCAACTGCGCTTGTAGAGTTACCAGTGGCAGTAGAGCCAGTAGTAGTACTTTGAGCGGCACCGAAGAACGTGTTAGCGCCAATATCAGACTGGTCAATAACACCGTCCATCTGAACTTGAAACAATACGTTTGGATCGTCAACAACGTAAGCCTTAACAACGCCAGTAGTGCCAGAAGGGTAGTATTGGCTGAAGATCAACTGACCTTGAGCATTTACATACTCACAACCCATAAACACGCCTAAAGCTCCAGTAAATGAGTTTGCAACTGGGAACGCTTGGTTTCCAGCATTAGCTCCAGTACCAGTAGCGATAGCAATGTACCCATCAGCTCCGATAAACACAACCTGACCGTTGAAGATGTTAGTAGCTTCTCCGGCAGGGTCAACCAAGTACTGAGTAGTAGCACCTGCATAAGGCAGGCCGTCAGCACGTTTTACAGGCTTTAGCCCGTATGGTGCGGCAATATTAGCCATTTTAAATTACTCCAATTAAATTTATTTTTAGCTACCTTTACCGAAGGTAACTTTCGATTTCCGTTCATTAAATAACGGCATACGTGGATCATTTTCCCGCATGAAGCTGTTATCAACTGACTGCATTTGAGACTTAGTTTGAGTTTCATAGTACTCATTTCGTTCTTCAGCCAATTCTTTTGGAGCCTTACACAACATCAACCCTCCGATTACTACATTGTCCTTAAACCTTTCGATTTCAGTAGTAACCATAGTTATCTCATGGTGATCCGATGCCTTTACTGGCTCCCAACCTTCACGCAGTTTTGAAGATAGATTTGTGGCATCTACATTACCCTGTGTGCTTACACGAATCCAACGAAATACGTAGCCCGGCTCTTCGTGCGGCGAAGGTAGAACCTCCGGCTTCATCCAAGCCTTTTTGCGGGCCGTTTTTTCACGGGTGACGTTCTCACGGTTAATTCTGTTCTCAGCCATTATATTCTCCTCATCTCTTCAGCAACCTTTTTGGCGTATAGTTCTAATGGAACTCCAAGTTTTTTAGCGATAGCTACCTGTGTTTGCGTTAATCGCACCTTTTTAGGTGCCGTGCTCCGCGTAGCGGGTGCAACCACATTTGACTGTCGTTTATACTCAGTCTCCTCTGTATCCCCTTCGAAATTGTCAGGGAACAGTTTTTGCATACGAGAGTTTATAGTCTCGTAGTATTCGTCACTAGAAGGGTCTATCCCATCTGTAACAAGTTCTTCATGTAACCCCATAGCGTACCCAGTCATGGACTTATTGCTGCCAAACCAAGTATTATCTTTAGCCCATTCTGCGGCTCTGTCATCTACTGCTGGTTGTTGGGGTATATTCCTTTCTGGTAGTTGTACCTGATCCTCCTCTGATTGTAAAGCAGGAGGGGCAAAATTCTTTAACTTGTCCGATTTTATGCTAGCAGCGGTAATCTTTTCTTGGGCGTCAAGAACTTTGTCCGCATCACCCGCTTCATACGCTCGTTTGTATGCGCGTTTTGCTATTATTAATTCTCCGGCAGCAGTCTTTTTAGCTTGCTCTAACAAGACGGTTTGGTTTTTATCTACCGTACCTTTTAACTTGTTATTTTCTTCGACTAGATTTTTGGCTAAGTTTTCTAACTCTTGTCTTTCTCGGTTAGCTTGTTCTTTGGCTCGTCTCTCGTCGTGATAGCCTTTACTAAAATGCTTAATTCTATTACGGACTTTCTCAGAATAGTCTTCTAGTTCTTCGTCTGTAACATCTGCTGGAGGAGTAGAAGGCTTTTTAAGATCACCTTTTACATTACGATCAGATTTAGGTACGTCGTTGACAACTTCAACCTCGTAATTATCTTTATCTGCTTTGTAATCTTTTGCTTCTTTTTTACCAGATAAATCTATTTCTACTGCATCAGTAGCCTCTATCTCGATATTATCTTTATTATTCTCCTGCTCATCAGGAAAATCAAACTCTACTTTTTGAAAACCCATATATTACTCCTTACACTCGTGTAACGCCACGAGGATCGCTTACTACAGCTTCAATTGAATCGTCATTCATAAGACGATATTCAACACCATTAACTTTAAATCGAGTTCCAGTATTCATACGAAACATTACGTAGTCTCCTTGTTTACACCAAGGGCCAGTAGGAAAACGCTCTTTATCTGAGTAGGCTTGACTGCCCATATCTAGTACAAGTCCGATGGTAGACATCACTGTATCCATCTGTACTTCTTTGCTAGATTTTATGATGCCGCTTTCACCGTACGTATCCTCTACTTCTGGCATGGCTACTAATACTCTGTAACCTACAGGAGTCGGTAGTTGGTTCTCTAGCTCTTCTTCCGTTACTTCTTTATCTATATCAGTCATTGTCATCATCCAAATAATTGCGCGAAAGGTCATTTACATGGTTCAAACAGGAAGTGAGACCTCGTAGCATTCCTGTTATTTCTTTGTACTGAGCGAAGTCTTTAGCTCCCCCATTACCTAGAAATTCTGTTGCGGAAGAAATATCTTCTTCGATTTTTTTCTGTAGCACGTCAAAGACGGTAGTCATACTTACTCCTTGGGTTTATTTTTGGCCTCTCTTAGTAAATCGAGGTCAAGTTTATTGCTAGCTACTCTCCTATCCGCAGCTAGTTTAGCGCCCGCTTTCTGGGCATCTATTTGCAACTCTTGTCTATCTATCTCAAGCCGCTCTTCATCTATGCGAGTATCGGCCATTGTCTTCTGAGCTTTGAGTTGTAGTTCTGACTGTTTGATTTGCATATCACCCTGATCTTTCTGGGTTTTACGTTGTACTTCTTGTTGCTTGACCTGTAGTTCCGCTTGCTGCAACTGGAACGCTGGGTCTTGCTGTTGTTCTTGCGCTTGCTTCTGAGCTGCTTCTTGCTTGCTTTGCTCAGTAAGTTGTTTACCTGCATCAGCCATAACTCTGGCTAATTGTACTTCCATCTCTTCAGACATCTCGTCGTTAGGTGCTGGTAACGATACTCCTAACTTCTCTTCCATCTGTTTGCGGTACTTGAATCCTAGGTGTTCTGCTATGTGCGCTTGGAGAGCCGCCATGATTTGTTGTGCTTGTGGATTCTGTCCGATAGTTTGAGCGATCATCGGGTCTTGAATAAACGCTTGGTGCGTTGCCATATGGGCATCGTGGTCTTGATATATAAACGCTTTTATAGGGGTACCTGTTAGCGCGTTCATGTTCTCGCTTACAGGATCACTTGGCTTTATATCGTCTTTTGTTGGGACTAACTTGTCAGCATTCTTAATGCCTAAGACATCAATCATTTGACGGTGTAGTTGCGGCAGATCATAAATCTGCGGGGCTTGTTGTGCCATTTGTAACACAGCTTGATACTGTACTACTCGCTGTGCCATTGTAGAGCTATTAGGGTCACTTACAGGGATTACATCGACCATAGCGTAGTCTGCCTGCCGTGCAGACATCTCGCCTCTTAGAGGCTGGTAATCATACTCAGCGGGAGCATACTCAGCCATTATAGACTTGAGCATCTTAAACTCTTGCTTCATAGCGTAGTGTACGCGGGCTTGTACCGCAGCCATTGGTTTAAGCGTACGTTCTAGCAAAGCTAGTGTGGTACCTACTGGAGCGTTTGCAGACATGTCAGATATGTTCATATCAGCGATAGCCCCTAAACGGCGACCTTCTGTAGTAATCTGATTTAGTAATGCAAGTAAAGTCTGGCTTGGCTCCTTATAAGGAAGGGGCATAATATTTTCGCGGATGCTACCTGACGGTACGTCAACATCCTTCCACTCTCCCGGCTCAATCGGGGAGTCATCACCTTTAATACGCAGTCCGCGAGACTTTAAGCCGCCCGGAAGATTAGATAGGGTACCAGCATCCACCAATTGCCGTATAAGCGACGTTCCGGCTCTAGCGTACCCACCTACTATATGAATCAGTCCAAGGCCGTAGAAGCCAAATCCGGGGACATATACATAATGTACGAAGTGCTGACGCTTTAACGTCAACATATCATCTTCGTTCCAGTTACGACGAATAGCTAGTATCTCGTTACTGCCTCTTTCTATAGTAACTACGTATGGCTTGGCTATATCATCATCAGAATCATCTACACCTTCAATAACAAGATCAGCATGAATCTCGTACATAGCATAGCGATCATCATCAGTAAGAGAGAACCCACCGTCCTCAGCTTTCTTTTCTTCAATGTCAGTATGGAATGTTTGAGGTTCACCTAACTCTATGTCTCGATAGAATCCATTTACTTGTAACTTACGTAGATCATTCTTGGTCTTACGCATGATGTGTGTAACACGTTCAGCGGACTCTATATTAGAGCATCCGTAGGGCACGATAACGTCTTCTGCGGGTATATAGATAGCGGTTTGTCTGCCTAGGTTAGGATCAAAGTAAACCTTCTTAAACGCTGATCCTGCGAGTCCTAGGCTATATAACATACGTTCATGTTCTGGACGATACTCAACCATGTTCTCGGTAAGCTCGTAATTCATGTCCGCTTTTACACGTTGAGCGGCGTCATCTTTTTCTTGTGTCTCTTGTCCTAATACTTTTACACGGACTGGGCCTGCCGCAGGGAAAGTCTCACTCATTGTCTCCGCTTGGAAACGAATAGCTGCTTCAGATAAAACAGTAGAGTTAACTCCACAAGCGCCTTCCCAAGGAGTAGTTCTTTCCTCATACTTAAAGCCAACGATATCTAGACCTTTAACGTAAGTATCAGCCCAATCTTTTCGGCTATCTACGTCAGAATCTACCATCTCTATAAGCTCAGTTGAAAGAGATGCTAGGTAATCTTCTTCTAACTCTTCGGCTAGGTTACTATCAAAGCTACCACCAATGACATCATTTCCGGGCATAAGGGTAATTTCTACGCTTCCATCGGACAAAGTTACCATGTCAGGATTGACAATCTCGATCTCTAATTCTTGATCGACCATCTCTCCCTCGATACCCTCGGATACTTCCTCTACACCCTTGGGGGCAGCGTATACACCTTTCTCAATTGCCATGATCTAACCTCTTATTTTTTCTTACCAGACTTATAATCGTAAGCCTTACCAAGTTTTTTAGCTTCTTTGGGGTCTGTAGGAATACTTCCAGAACCATAGTTTGTTAGGTGGTATTTACCGTTAGCAGTTTTACCTACTATTCTTTTACCTTTTGGGCCTTTCTTACCATAGTAATTTTTCATCAATAGAACCCGCTAGCGCGACGTTTAAAGTATTGTTGTTCTTCCGGTTCATCAGTGGGGAGACGTATAAAGCCACCTTGTCTAAACCGCATAAGTGCCATAACTGTAGAATCCACCAAGTCATCGTTACTCATAAAGGGGAATCCAGCTATCTCTTCTACTACTTCTTCTGCCCATCTAGTCTGGGGAACCCAACATAATCTAGATGCTACAATATCAGATACGGCGTTTAGACGTGCTAATTTGTCCCCTGACCCTCTATGAGGGGTATATTCAGACACAGGTAGCCCCATTCTCCTCATTTCTTGGTATAATGCAACACCGGAACTCTTTTTCTCCACTATAAACGAGTCTGGTTCCCAGTCTGCATACTCGCTCATGGCTAGTTCTTTCAGCTCATGGAACTCCATACGCTCTTTAATACTGTTTAGCAATATTATATTATACGCTGAAGTCTCCTCATTTAGAAACACCCCCCACGTAGTTAATGCTGTAAAGTCGGCACGGTTGTGTCTCTCTGCCGCAGCATCAAGTGACATAATTATATACTCACAAGCTGGAGGAGTCTCCTTCTCCCACTCGTTCCACCACTCTCTTTTTACTATGGATGCTTCTTCGGCGGTGGGTTTCTGCTGATACTGTGCATTCCACTGGAATACAGGCATAGATGCCTTGGTACGAAGTAGTGCCTCAAGGTCAAAGAACTCAGGCCACAGAGGTTTTTCTATTAACCCCCCATCTTCGTCCTCAAATTCTAGTATAGCGGGGAACTCAATGACATCAAACTGGTCAGCTCGCTCGTTATGAGCCATATCCTTGACCACACGCCCTGTCAAGTCGTCCATATGCCATCTAGTTTGGATGATAGCTACACTACCCCCCGGCATCAGACGTGTACGAGCACCGAACGTATACCACTCATAAGCCTTCTCAAACACCGAAAAGTTACCGTTAATAACGTCTTGCTCAGAGTGTGGGTCATCTACAAGCAACAAGTGGGCACCACGACCTGCCAATGCAGAGCCAACACCACACGCATAATACTCTCCACCTACGCTAGTATTCCACCTACCTGCCGATTTAGAGTCACTAGCTAGCTTTACAGTGGGAAATATGGACTGGTAGTCGGGTGTAGAGATTAAATTACGTACTTTACGACCAAAATCTACTGCAAGGTCGGTTGTGTGCGACACCATCATCACTTTCTTGTTCGGATTACGCCCTAAATACCACGCTGGAAAGAAAATAGACACTAATTGGGACTTACCATGCCTAGGAGGGATGTTTACAGCCGCTCTATCCTTGTCTCCACGCTCAATTTCCATCAATAAGTCCGCTAAAATGCGGTGATGCCTACCCACAATGAAGTCTGGCATCATTGCTTTACAAAATTCTATCAAATCATCGTAGGCTAGCTGGTTTTGTTTGCGTGTAGCTAGCTCATCTACTAGTTTATCTATCTCTGCTACCTCATCTACCGAAAAAGAATCTAGGTTATCCAACATTTTTTGGACATCTTCCTCAGAAAAGTCGGGGACGGCCTCAATCATCGTCGTAAAGCTCTTCGCTTATGCCCAATTCGGCATCTACATCAATAACTTCCCCATCCAAAACTACTTCTTGGTCGGTTGTTAGTACAGGATTTACTAGTTTTTCTAACTTAGTGCGTAGTTTCGCCTTTAAATCATCTGTTGACTGGTGCGTAACCGTTATCTCTGACTTCTCAGCAAACAACCCTACGTCTGAAATCTTACCTAGCAGCTCTAAAGCACGTATTCTAGTGCGAGGGTCAGGGTTTTCTGTCTCTAGTAACAGCTTATTAGTAACTAAATGCCTAATCTGCATCGAGTTCTCTACAACTGAACGACCAAACTCGGTTAATATCTTATCTGTAAGCACTATTGAAGCTGGAGTCAAGGTAGACATGCGGACAGAGCTAGCAGTCTTAGAGGTTTTTCCGGGGTCAGCGGCGTACGAAGACGCTAGTTTAGAGGCTACGTCTTTATCTTCTTTATTAGGCAACAAATCTAGGCCATATTCAGCTAAGTCTAGAGCAGTATTAGATGCCGCTGCTGTTCTTTCTTTTAAATCTAGCTTACGCGCAGGCTCAGATAGAGGTACGCCTAGTTCTGGTTCTAGGGATAAAGTCATTTACTGATCGCCCTTATAGGAAAACCAAAGAGTACCCGCCCATTTATGTCCTTTAATAACTGGCATTCCTGAGTGTTTGCTTTTAGGGTGCCTATTAAAAGTATTAAGGTGACAGTTGTGAAATAAAAGTAATCTTCCTTTCTTAGCCGCTACTTCTAAATTTAATTCAGGGAAAGAAGTTCCACCCCCTTCTTCTACGTCGTTTAAGTAGAACAAACACGTTAACACACGTTGTCCACGTTCTGCTAAACAGGTTTTACCCCTTTCGGTAGTTTCATCCCACGAATCAAAGTGCGGTTTATACTGTTGGCCTGTGCAGTAGTGTAATAGTTGTATAGATGCGCCAGCATTACTTAGGGGTACGTCAACTAGGTCAGCTATTCGCTCGGATAATTTTTTAATAACATCATTATGGTTATTACGTACCCACGCATGTTTTCCAGAACGGTGCTTGCTACTAACTCCTTTGACAGCAGAGACTTCCGAGTTTGGAGATAGTACAAAGGCTTCTTGTAGCTCCGAAGCCCCACACATTAGAAGCTCTAATGTTTCTTCCGTAGTTATAAAATTATCAACTATATGTATTAAAGGCTCCGCATTAAGCGTTAACCCTTCTTTATAGGCAGTTTTTAAAAGGGGCACTTCTAAGTAGCCATTCTCTTCAAAGAAAGAATTATGTATGTTCATTTACTGATCGCAGGTTATTCACCGAGGTGCATTTGTACCATAATTAATTTACGCGTACAAGCAAAACAAGTCATATCATTTGTGGTATGTCCCTAATAGACACTATGCATTTCCCGTGAGGGGGCTACACGCCTATAATGTTACCTCTTTCAACGCTGTACTAACTACTAAGGTTACTTTTGTGATTTGCTTTTCTATGTTTCTTATTTCTTTCTGTGTTATTTTTGTAACAGGACTTCTTCTTATAGCCGTGGAAGATGGTCTTCCCTTTTAAAATTGCTTAGTAAGTCTAGTCCCCTATTAGATTCTTCCTCAGTAAAGTCCGCTATTGGTATTCGTAAGGTTGTCTTATAAGTTATCTCTGCTACTGGTTTTATTATTACCTGCTCTAAGTCCAAAGCTACAAACACGTAGAAGTCTGCGGTCTTAGTTGTGTTTACATTAAAAGGGTATTTGGGTCTATCAGAACTTACATTAGCGGATTTTACCTGCACGGTGAATACATCCTTGTTACGCGACTGACACCACAGGTCTACGCCGGAACGATCTACATGGTGGCACTCTACCCCACACTTCTCTAGTAGATAGATTACTAAGCATTCTCCTATACGTCCTTTAGACGCCGCGCTATCTATTTCATCCATAGGAACCGAGTTTATAGGTACAAAATTTTTTTGGCAAGGCGTTTCAAAAACAAGGTGGGGGGTACGGCCTCAAGAGGGGGGTGGGGTACCAAACTCAAAAAATAACGATTTATTTGCCCAGATTAGTAATACATATAACATGGGGAGTCCCGTCTGACCTGAGCGGGGCATGGGGGAGGGGTAGGGTCTGATATCGGTAGTATTCCTGATAACATGTTACAATAGACCCATCAAGCGGCAATGGTGCTACTTGATGTAGTAACTTAATCAGTAGGGACGTTCCCTACCAACTATGGAAATATTATTATGACTATTAATACAGAGTTAAAACTAGCCACACTATCCGCTTCAATTGCTACGGCAATCACTGACTATGTAAGTGCTGACAGTAAGGCGACCAAGGCTGAAGATACAAGAGAGTCTAAACTAGGCACGTTGTGCACGCTGTTTATTAAAGAGTATCCGCATGATACGTTGGCTTATCTAATCAGCCCCAAGACAGAAGGAAGCCTTGCAAGTGTGCCGTTATACAATGATCTACTAGCAGTACATGAAACCATGCTACCTAAGAACATCAGGGAGCTGGCCGCAATGGATAACGATACTATCCCTAAGAAGTTACCGGATGGTTCAGTTAACCCCATGAAGGCCGCAGTAACTAACGCAAAGAAGCAAGCGGCTAGTAAGCTAAAGGATACAAGGGGAGCGATTACTAGACGGCTAAAGGCTATAGAGCGAGCCAGTATGACGGATGATGAAATAGATACCGCTGATGATATCAAGGCTCTCACTAGACTACGGACAACGTTTGCCACACTAGGTAAACAGTTCGAGGCGATAGCAAAGCAGGACGAACTGGCGGAGGG